TGCTGCCGTCGAGGCCGGGGACGGCCGCCACGAGAGCGTCGAGCGCGTCGAAGAACGCCTGAGCGTCCGAGGCGCCGTTGCCGAGCACCGGGGCACCGTTGGTCGCGGTGTCGATGACCTGCGCGCCCGTGAGGCGCTTCTTGAGGCCGTCGAACGCCTTGGAGTTGACCGTGACGTCGCCGTTGAAGAAGGTGTCCTGGTACAGGTACGAGGCGGCCTTGACCTTGAGCCGGGTCTGGATGGCCCGCTGGTCGTTGAGGTTGCCGCGCGTCTGCACGATGAAGCGGTCGACGTCCGCGTCGCCACCCATGATGACCAGCGACTCGGTCGCCTGGTTCACGGTGCCGGTGGACTCGACGTAAGCCTCGTTCACCGAACGGAACGCGACACCCGGCAGGGTGCCCTCGGTGTTGTAGGCGTAGGCGTTGCCCTCGATGTTCATGAGGGGGATGCGGTCGAGAACCGGCGAGAGCTGCACGAAGGTCTCGATGACGCCACGCTGCAGATCGTTCTGCGAGAGCGTGGCCGCCTGGGCAAGAGTAACTGCCATGACGGGTGACTTCCTTTCGGGTGTTGCCCGTCACCGGCAGGGCTGCCGGACGGGACGTCTACTTGGTGGGGGAGTTGGCGTAGGCGTGGCGCATCCGGTCGACGCCGGGGCCGACGTCCGCGCTGCCCTTCGAGCCAGTGGTGCCGATGCCGGCGTCTGACGCCGATGCGGTGCCGGTGCCCGAGTCCACGAGGTACGGCTTCGACTTCGCCAGGTCGTCGACCAGCGCCTTCAGCGCCTTCGCGTCGACCTCGCCGTCGTCGTCGACCGCGATCTCGCCGAGACGACCGCCGAGCTGGGCGATGACGTCGCTGGGGTCACGGAACTTCGCCGTTGCGGCGAGTGCCTTGGCCTCGGCCTTGATGAGCCGGTCGTTGGCCCTCTGTGCGGCCTCGGCGGCGCCCTCCTTGCGGGCGGCGTCTACGGCCTTCTCCTGCTCGCTCTTGCTTGCGTTGCGCAGCTTCTCGAGCTCGGTCTCTGCGGCCTTGGCGCGACGCTTGGCGTCCTCGCGCTCGGCCTTCATGCGGTCGAGGGCCTGCTTGCCGGCGTCGCCGAGGGTCTCTGTGCCCTCATCCTCGCCGCCGTCGCTGCTGCCCGACTCGCCCTGGCCTTCGTCGCCTCCGGCCTCGCCACCCTCTCCCTCGGCCATCATGGTCCAGCCGCCGAACCGGGCGCGGTTGCGCGCCATGATCTCGTCGACCTTGGACTGGACGTCCTGCGGGATGGTGAACGGGTTGTGCTGCTTCATGCGTTCCTCCATTGCGGAGTTGTCCCGACGCCTTGCGCGTCAGGAAGTCAGAAGATGAAGCCGTAGAGCTTCAGAAGGCGGATCGCGTCCTCGCGGTCCTTGGCGATCTCGTAGATCGACTCAGGCATGAGGCGGGCTCGCTGTGTCCGCTCACGTCGCACGCGCCGCAGTTCAGGGCCGTTGCGCGTATTGCGCATGACCAGTTCCTCGAGGCTGCCCCGAGTGGCTGCGCCGCGCATCCGCTCTTGGTGGCCGAAGACTCCGGCCCGTGTCGTGCCCGCCTTGGTGATGAGCACGTCGTGGCCGAACAGTTGCGCCTTCTCCATCCCGCGGCGTGCGTTCACAACCTGCGAGATGTCGGCGCCGTCGCGGATCGCCTGCGCGCCCTTAGTGGTGAAGATGTCCTCTTGTGAGTAGAGCCCCGCCTCTTGGCGCATCTTCACCGTGAGGTCTGGATACTGCTCGTCAAGCTGGGCGGCGGTCGGCAGGCTGTCGAAGTATCGATTCGGGTTCGTGGTCATGTCCCCGAACCGCTTGCCCTCTTCCTGCGCCGGGATGTGGATGCAGTCGCAGCGGGGGTGACGCTCGAAGCCCTCGTTGTAGAGGTAGAACTTGCCGGCCAGGACCGCACAGCGTGAGCAGGACGGCGGCTGCAGCATCCGCACATAGCCGTCGACCCAAGGACGCTGCACCATCGCTGCCGACTCGGCCGCGCGTGCCGTGTCCGCGATGATCGTCTGGGTGACCATCTCGAGCCACGCCTCAGCGTCGTCGAGCGCCTTTTGGGGCGACGGGGCCGTGATCTGCGCGAACCGAGTTCCAGCTTCGACCGCATCTGATCGCTGTCGGTTCAGCGACTGTCCGGCATGGACGACCGCACCCTCGAGCAGCGAAGACACCGGACGACCGTCGCCAGCCCAGCCGGCAAGCGCGTCCGGAACGAGCACGCCAGCGGTAGTCGGGGGGCCGAAGGCGAGCTCGTTGAGAACCTCGGCCATGTATTCGTCTGACTGGCGGGTGGTAGCGATCTGTGCCGCCATCACCAACGCCGTGATCTTGGGGCCGACGTCCTCGCCGTACTGCTGCCCCCAGTTCGCCGCGGGATGCATTCGCCGCCACGCCCGGCGCACGCCCAGGATGAGCATCGCCTGGAGGCTAACGAGGCCGCGGTGATGCTTACTGGCCGCCGTTGGGTACATTGCCCGTCAACTTCTGCGCGAGCAGTTCGAGAGTCGGGTCGGTCTGCTCGACGGCGATCTGCTGCATCCAGTCGTCGACCTTCGTCAGCGTGGCACCGGGGATCATCTCGAACGCCGAACGCCGCGGGAAGCCCGTAGAGATCAGCTTCACGATCGCATCCACCGTCTGCGCGAACGAACGCGCCTCGGCGTCGCCCCAGATGACCTCGGAGGCGAGATCCTGTGCCGTCTCACCGCGGGCCTTGTTCGCCAGCCGCATGACGTGCTCATGGGACTCGCCGGCCGCGGTCTGCAAGTCCTTGACGAGCGCCTGCAGCGTCGACTCGGCACCCGCGAGAGCGTCGCCCGACAGGTTCGCCATCCGCGTCAGGAGGTACTGCGGCGGAACCTGGCCGGTTGCGAAGAACTGCGACAGGAACTCACCGAGAACCGAGATGTAGTTCGACAGGTTCGACTCCGGCAGGTCAAAGACCTTCGTGTCCTTGCCGGGGAAGACGAGCGCACGGTCGACGCCGATGCGGCCGGGGGAGGCGAGGACCGGGATCGGCTGACCCTGCGCGTCCGTCATCACCGAGCCATCGGCGTTCTTGCGCCACACCGGCTTGCCCTGCGCGTCCTTCACGACCGGGTCGTAGCCGGTGAACACGCGCTGCCGGAACGCCGAGAACTGCATCGCAAGGAGCGTGTTGAAGCGGATCGTGTTGATCGCGTCCTGCTGCGGCATCAGCGGGTCGATCGAGGGATGCAGGTCGCCGTCCTCGTCCGCGTTCAGCGAGTACGGCACGAACGGGCTCTCCCCGAGCGGGTTGACGCCCTTGCGCTCGAACTCCCACCGGCCGGAGCCGTTGGCGCGCGTGAAGCGGTAGAACTCGCCGTCGTCGTAGACGATGCCGACCTCGACCGAGTCCATGACCGGCGTCGGGGTCCACAGCGCCGACTGCGGGCGCTTGCGGAGCGTGAACGTCTTGACCGACCACTCGATGCGGCTCGGGTCCTCGGGGTCGCGCTCGAGCCACACCCGCTTGCCCGACTCGACCCGGATGACCGGCGACTTCGGGGCAGCCTGGTTCGGCCACACGCTCATGATGCCGAGGTCGTGAACCATCATGTTCACGTAGACGAGGCGCTGCTTGCTGTCCATGCGGTTCGGCTGCCACACGTCATCCCACGCCGACTTGTCCGCGGCCTTGTCGCGGCCCGTGCGGAAGCCGTCACAGCGAAGACGCTGAACCGGCGCCAGGAGCGCGAGCTTGATCCAGTTGGCTGGCGACTGCTCCTGTAGGGCCGCGTACTCCTCGTTGACGCCCTCGGGCGCGAACGGCTTGTCCTGCTCGCCGTCGAAGTAGTCGCGACGACGCTTCCACGCCGTAGCCTCAGCCTTCAGGCTGGCGACGCCGAGCTCGAGCCGATAGAGAGCGGTTGCCTGATCCACAGTCGCTCCCTTCGCTCAGTTGAAGCCGTACATGGTGTGTGAGACGCCTGCGGGCTCGAAGTCGGGCCAACCGGCAGCGGTCACGTCGCCAGCGGCTTCGTGAGCGAGGATCGAGACGACGGCCATGTCGATCTTCCGGCCATCGCCCGGCTTGGACAGGACGTAGCGGCCAGACAGGCGCGGCGACTTGCGTGCGTTGCCCATGTGCTGCCCGGTCGTCTCGCAGCCGTCGTGCGCGAACGTCGACTCGGCCTTCATGACGTCGACCAGCAGCCGCTCAGCCGCGGCGTGCATCGGCTTGTCGCGCTGGGTGTACCAACGCACCACGACCGAGTCGCCGTACCGCTCGGCCCACGAGTCGACCTCAGTCGTCCAGTAGGGCGGGTCACAGTAGACGCGGGCCACCTTGTAGGTCGCCATGATGTGCGCCAGCGCCGCGGAAACCTCGAGCCGGGGCACCTGATGGTTCGGATGGTCGGCCGGGTTCCAGATCATCTCGCGGCCGTCAGGAAACTTCGGCGTGAACTGGTAGCCGTCGCGAGTCTCGCAGCGAAAGCCCGTCCAGTCGTCGATGTCCGAGCCGTCGAAGCCGACCACGACCGCAGTTCCGGGCAGCACCTCGCGGACGTCCTTGCGGTTCTCCCACTGATCGCGGGGGAGCCACGTCCCGAGGCCGGCCACGACGCGGTTGCCGTAGAACCGCTCCGCCTGGCCCGGGTCCTTCTCCATGAGCTCCAGCGCCTCGGCCTCGATGCTGTCGAGGTCGACGTGCGTAGAGCCGCGATAGACGTACTCGAGGATCTTGCGACGCTCGCGGGCCACCGTGAACTTGTAGAGCGTGCCGTCCGCATGACGCAGGCTCGGCTCAAAGTCCGGGTTGCGCCAAAACTTGAAGATGTCGGGACGCTTCGACTCGTTCGTGCGCTGCGCGACCGAGTCCTCGGAGGGATCCCACGGGTTCGTGGTCTCCATCGACCGGCCACCCATGCCCGCGGCGCCACGACGCTGAGTCTCGGCGACCTTCCGCAGCTTGTTCGAGTCGTTGTAGAGCTGCGACTCGTCCTGCAGCGTGAAGATGATCGGGTTGCCTAGGCGAGAGAGCGCCGATGAAGTGACCGTCTCGATCTTCCCGTCATTCGGCAGGCGCGTGAACTCCTCGCCCACCGTGACCCGGTCAGCCAGCACGCCGTAACGCAGCATCGACTTCAGCGGGTCATAGACGTTCGAGGTCTGGTCGTCCGACGTCGCCGTGAGCTGGATCAGCGGAGTCGCCCACGGACGGCCCATCGGCTCGCCCGCCTCGTACTCGTACTCCCAGCCGCAGTCGCAGCCGTGCTCGTCGCAGTAGTAGACCTCGGTGCCAGTCGCCCAGCCGGCGAACAGCACCGGCCCCAGCGCCTCAGCAGCGATGATCGACGCCGACCACGGACCCTTGCCCGTCTTCTGCGGCGCGATGACCTGCGGGCGGCGGTAGAAGAACGCCGTGTTGAGCTGGCCGAGCCGTGCGGTCTCCCTGACGCGGTAGTGGTTGACCGTGCACCAGAGCTGCCAGTCGTA